TGCGGTATGACAGGAGCACGTACTGATCCATCAGATCCGTCAGTGCTGCGCTCTGCTTCTGACGGTTGATGATCCATTCCTCCAGCTCTTTTTCTGATTTCCGTTTCAGATTCTCTGTCCAGTCGTCAAGGCTGTTTCCGGTCATTAAATCAAGCCAGCAAAGCCAGACCAGTTTGAGGCGCAACTCCGTGCCACCAAACTGACGGAAGAGGCTGATCAGTTTATTTGCCAGAGAACGCTGCCTCAGACGTTCACATTCAGACAGGAGAATGCCTTCCAGCATCGGATGATGAACCAGCAGATGTTCACTGGTGCATAAATTCACTATCAGATCATCATCCAGGGGCGGCGTGGCCCGTTTGTCAGGGCCATAAATCAGCCGGTGCAGGCTCTGGGGTACGATGGCAATCTCCGGTTTTTCACCATTGAATGACACCCAACCGGGCGTCAGATTATGGAAGTAGTAGATATTCGGATGACACACGCCCCAGGATACGGCGTGCCGGGTGAAGCCGGTCAGCCATTTCTGGTAGCTTTCGTGGAGCCATTCGTAGCGGGTCTGATACTGTTGTTTCATTTTCATATTCCTCACGGGGATATAACAGGCAGCAGAATGCCGCCGGCAGGCCGGAGATTACGTCTGCTGCGGGTGAACGGATAACGGTCAGAAATTACGGACGGGGCTGTGCAATACGCGCCTGCAGCCAGGCTTCCACTTCACTTTTCAGCCAGCGGGAGCTGCGCCCCATTTTGATGGGGGCAGGAAAGCCCCCATCTTTGATGAGTTTGTAAAACCACTTATCGGTTAAGCCGGTAAGTTGAGTGATAAACGCCATGTCGACCATCTGGTCATCCATCAGCGAAACAGGGGTAGCCATGAGAATGTTCCTCCGGATGTTGTTAAACCAGCCGGTGTGGTCATGAAAACAGCGCGCCACCTTCACTGGCATAACAACCGGGGAGAAACGTAAAAAATAATCGGGAATGTGGCTGTCCGGAGATAAACGGGGGGATTGCGATGGCAGAGCCGTAGCGGAATCCCGGGTGGTTGTTGCGAAAAGATGCTTCCGCACGCACGCGCGATAAAGGAGGGAGGACTTTCGTGAGACAAGGGGAAAACTAGCGTTCTGATAATTGCAGAGTTGTTTTCGGAGGTGGTTACAGTGAGTCAGCCCGTTCCTGGCGAGGAGGAGACTGATATCACCGATGGGATAAGGCTGTCTGATTGGTATTATAAATATAAGAAGTCATCAGAGAGTAACGTAAAGGATTTGCCTGGATTTGCCCCTATATTTCCAGACACCTGTTATCACTTAACCCATTACTGGCTTGCTGCCGTAGATATTCCCGTGGCGAGCGATAACCCAGTGCACTATGCGGATGCCATTCGTTATAATGCTCGAATGCCTCTGCAAGGTTCTTTGCTGCCGTTAACCCGTCTGGTTTGGGCATGACACTGATGTAGTCACGCTTTATCGTTTTCACGAAGCTCTCTGCTATGCCGTTACTCTCCGGACTCCGCACCGCCGTGTTCTTCGGTTCAAGCCCCAACATCCGGGCAAACTGCCGTGTTTCATTAGCCCGGTAGCATGAACCATTATCCGTCAGCCACTCTACTGGAGACGCCGGAAGCTCGTTGCCGAAACGGCGTTCCACCGCTCCCAGCATGACGTCCTGTACTGTTTCACTGTTGAAGCCGCCCGTAGTGACCGCCCAGTGCAGTGCCTCACGGTCACAGCAGTCCAGCGCGAACGTGACTCGCAGTTTTTCTCCGTTATCACAGCGGAACTCGAACCCGTCAGAGCACCATCGCTGATTACTTTCTTTCACAGCCACTCTGCCGGTATGTGCCCGTTTCGATGGCGGTACAGCGGGTTTTCGCTCAAGCAACAGCGCATTCTGGCGCATGATCCGGTAAATACGTTTGGCATTGATCGCAGGCATACCATCAAGTTCGGCCTGTCTGCGAAGCAGCGCCCATACCCGACGATAACCATATGTGGGCAGCTCTCCGATAACATGGTGTATACGGAGAAGCACATCCGTATCATCTGAGTGACGGCTGCGGCGACCATCTTTCCAGTCATCGGTTCGTCTGAGAATGACGTGCAACTGCGCACGCGACACCCGGAGACAACGGCTGACTAAGCTTACTCCCCATCCCCGGGCAATAAGGGCGCGTGCGCTATCCACTTTTTTGCACGCCCATATTCAACGGCTTCTTTAAGGAGTTCATTTTCCATCGTTTTTTTGCCGAGCAGGCGCTGGAGTTCTTTAATCTGCTTCATGGCGGCAGCAAGTTCAGAGGCAGGAACGACCTGTTCTCCTGCGGCCACAGCAGTAAGACTTCCCTCCTGGTATTGCTTGCGCCAGAGAAATAACTGGCTGGCTGCCACACCGTGTTGCCGGGCAACAAGGGAGACTGTCATTCCCGGTTCAAAACTCTGCTGAACAATAGCGATCTTTTCCTGTGTAGTACGCCGTCTGCGTTTCTCCGGTCCTAAGACATCAATCATCTGCTCTCCAATGACTAGTCTAAAAACTAGTATTAAGACTATCACTTAAATAAGTGATATTGGTTGTCTGGAGATTCAGGGGGCCAGTCTAATGTCTGAAAGTGCTGACTGGTGCATTCAAAGGCGCGATTCTGAGTATAGACGGTCCGCCGATACCGGATGCTCGTGCCACACGGCTTGAGATACTCTGTTCTCAGAAGGGGAATGTGTGATGGATTTCAGTCTTGATTTTTCAGGTCTGGCGGATATTGCACGGGATCTGGAGACGCTCAGCAGGGCAGAAAACAATAAGGTACTGCGCGATGCCACCCGTGCCGGTGCTGAAGTTATGCGGGATGCAGTTGTTGAACGTGCGCCGGAGCGAACCGGGAAACTGAAGAAAAATGTGGTTGTTCTCACTCAGCGTTCAAAGCGTCGGGGGGAAATTATCTCGGGTGTCCACATTCGTGGACGGAACCTGCGAACCGGAAACAGTGATAACAGCATGAAAGCCAGTGATCCCCGAAATGCGTTTTACTGGCGCTTTGTGGAGCTGGGAACGATAAACATGCCCGCGCATCCGTTCATTCGCCCGGCTTTCGATACGACAGAGGAACTGGCAGCACAGATTGCCATACAGCGAATGAATCAGGCTATTGATGAGGTCTTAAGTAAATGAGAGAGACCACACTGTATTCCCTGCTGTCTCAACTGGCCGGAGGACAGGTTTATCCTTATGTGGTCCCGCTGACGGAGGGAAAGCCTGCGGTATCTCCGCCATGGCTGGTATTTTCTGTGGTGTCTGACACTGCGTCTGATGTGCTTGATGGTCAGGCTGAATCCAGAATTACCGTGCAGATCGATGTCTGGGCAACAGTACCTGATGACGCAGATGATATCCGTGAGCAGGCGCTTGATGCGGTAAGGCAACTTGCACCCTCCGTTATTTCTAAAACTCAGGGTTATGATCCTGATTCCCGTCTGAGCAGAGCCACGCTTGAATTTCAGGTAATAGCCTGAGGTCGTTAATGATTTTACCCACCCGCCGCTGGCGGGTTTTTTATTTTCAGGAGACGAGTATGTCCTCTAATTTTGAGCGTTCGCAACTGACGAAAATTATGATTTCGTCTGCACCGGTAACAGCAGAAACCCTGGATTCTGCCAGCTATCTTGGCCTGAGCTGTACAATCAAAGAGGTGCAGTTTACCGCAGGACAAAAGCAGGATATTGATGTCACCACGCTGTGTTCTGTTGAGCAGGAAAATATTAACGGCCTTGGTGCCGCGTCAGAGATTTCCATGTCAGGCAACTTTTACCTCAATGCTGCCCAGAACGCGTTGCGCAGTGCCTATGACAATGACACCACGTATGGCTTTAAAGTTATTTTTCCGTCAGGCAACGGATTTACCTTTATGGCAGAGGTGCGTCAGCATACCTGGTCTGCAGGAACTAATGGTGTTGTGGCTGCAACGTTTTCCCTGCGCCTGAAAGGTAAACCTGTGCTGACGACAGAGCCGCTGAAAGTGAAGGTCGATTTAAACAGCACGCTGCAGGTTTCTGCCGGAGCGAAACTCGAAATGGTGGTTGAGGCTGCCGGTGGTGTGCCGCCTTATTCTTATGTCTGGAAGAAAGGTAGTTCTCCTGTTTCCGGACAGACGGCGGCAACATTCAGTAAGGCATCAGCAGCATCAGGTGATGCCGGTGCGTATACCTGCGAGATTTCTGATTCAGCAAGCCCTGTTAACAAGGTGACCTCCACTTCCTGCACTGTTACCGTCAGTTAATGAGGATAGATGTGATGACTAAAAATATCCGCAATCTGGCACTGGCAACGATGTCGGGGTTTCGCCATAAAACTGTTGATGTGCCTGAATGGGAAGGGGCAACGGTTGTATTACGGGAACCTTCTGCAGAAGCCTGGTTGCGCTGGCAGGAGATCGTTAAAGCAAAAGATGATGAGACACCGTTATCCGTTGCGGAGCGCGCCCGCCGAAATCTGGAGGCAGATGTTGAACTATTCATTGATGTTCTGTGTGATACCGGACTGCAACCTGTATTTTCAGAGGATGATCGTGAACAGGTGATTGCCGTGTATGGCCCGGTGCATGCGCGGCTTCTTCGGCAGTCTCTGGAACTGATCAGTGATGCCGGCGAGGTTAAAAAAAAGTAGCGCTTCCGGGGATGCGTTTTCTGATGATGCTGGCGCTCAGGATGGGGCGCACATTGTCAGAGTTACGCCGGGAAATGTCCGCATCAGAAATCATGATGTGGGCAGAATTTGACAGGTTCAGCCCGCTGGGTGACGAGCGGGCTGATATCCGGGCTGCCCAGATAGTTTCTGCGGTTTACGGTGCGCAGGGTGTCAAAGTCCCACTGAATGATGCGCTTCTTCAGTGGGAACAAGAGCAGACAGAAGGCGTCTCAGATCCATTTGCCGGACTGGAAAACGCGCTTTTAATAGTGTCTCAGTGAGTCAACATAACCGCTTCGGCGGTTTTTTTCGTCCGGAGAATGAGTGTGGCGACATTACGTGAACTGATTATTAAAATCTCGGCAAATTCCCGGTCATTCCAGTCAGAGATCTCCCGGGCTTCGCGTATGGGGCAGGATTACTACCGTACCATGCAGAACGGAGGCCGGCAGTCCGCTGCTGCATCCCGTGAAATGCGGCGTGCACTGGCAGAAGTGACGGATCAGATAAATATAGCTAAATCTTCGGCACTGAATATGGCGGGGGCATTTGCCGGAGCTTTTGCTACCGGTCATCTTATTTCTCTCGCCGATGAGTGGAATTCAGTAAATGCCCGTCTGAAGCAGGCTTCACAGTCCAGTGATGATTTTCAGGTATCACAACGTGAATTAATGGCAATCAGCCAGAGAACGGGAACGGCGTTTTCTGATAACGCCAGCCTTTTTGCCCGCTCTGCAGCTTCCATGCGGGAGTATGGCTACAGTTCTGAGGAGGTACTGAAAGTCACCGAGGCGATCTCTACGGGCCTGAAATTATCCGGTGCCAGTACAGCAGAAGCCAGTTCGGTGATCACGCAGTTCAGTCAGGCACTGGCGCAGGGAGTGCTGCGCGGTGAAGAATTTAACTCTGTGAATGAGAACGGCGATCGTGTTATTCGTGCGCTGGCTGCGGGAATGGGTGTTGCCCGTAAGGATCTGAAGGCCATGGCGGATAACGGAAAACTGACCGCCGATAAGGTTGTTCCTGCACTGATTAGTCAGCTTGGGGCGTTGCGTGATGAATATGCAGCAATGCCTGATACTGTTTCATCCTCTGCAACCAAAGTTGAAAACGCCTTTATGGCCTGGGTTGGTGGTGCGAACGAGGCAAGCGGAGTGACAAAGACACTCACCGGGGTGTTGAATGGTGTTGCAGACAATATGGATACCGTGGCTGCTGCAGCTGGCGCACTGGTTGCCGTCGGGGTAGCCCGATATTTTGGCAATATGGCGTCGTCTGCTGGATCTGCAACTGCCGGATTAATTACTGCAGCCAGAAAAGAAGTGGCTCTTGCTGAAGCGCAACTTCGGGGGACACAGATAGCAACCGCCAGGGCGCGTGCGGCGGTTTATCGTGCGCAACAGGCGGTTGTTGCTGCTCGCGGTACCGAAAGGCAGGCCGCAGCAGAAGCGAAGCTGACAGCTGCCCAGGCGTCACTTACCCGTAATATTGCGGCCAGAACAGCGGCACAGACAACGCTGAATACTGTCACGTCAGTGGGGAGTCGTCTGTTAAGTGGTGCGCTGGGGTTGGTTGGTGGTGTGCCGGGACTCGTCATGCTGGGGGCGACGGCCTGGTACACGATGTATCAGAATCAGGAGCAGGCCAGAGAATCTGCACGCCAGTATGCCGCAACAATCGACGAAATTCGCCAGAAAACGTCGGCAATGTCGCTTCCTGAAGCGTCAGATAATGAGGAAAAGACGCGGCAGGCACTTGATGAGCAAAACAGGTTAATTGACGAGCAGAAAAGTAAGATTAAATCCTTACAGGAAAAAATTGCTGGCTATCAGTATGTGCTGGCAAACCCGGGCTGGACAACCGATAACGGTTTTATGATTAACCACATGACGTCGGTAAAAACTGTCACAGAAGGGCTTGCAGAAGCAACAAATCAACTGGCAGTTGAACAGTCCCGTCTCACACAAATGCAGGGCAAAGCGCAATCCATTCAGGATGTGCTTGCCGGGCTGGAGGAGCGACGGGTGGCGTTGATCCGTCAACAGGCCGCGGAACAAAACAAAGCGTATCAGTCCCTGTTGATCATGAATGGGCAGCATACCGAGTTTAATCGCCTTCTCGGGCTCGGTAATGAATTACTTCAGCAGCGACAGGGGCTGGTGAATGTACCGTTACGGCTACCACAGGCAACCCTGGATGATAAACAGCAGGCCGCACTGAATAACAGTGAGCGCGAACTGGCTCTGTCCCGCCTGAAGGGGGAAGCCCGTGAGCGTGCCCGCCTGGGTTATGCTGCGGATGATCTCGGCTTTGTGGGAGAGGCGTATCAGACAGCCAGACAGAATTATATCAATAACTCACTGGATGCCTGGCGAAATAACCAGGCAAATAAACCCAAAGCGCATAAAAAGACCGAAGCGGAAAAAACAGAAGATATTTATAAACGGCTGATTAAACAGCAAAAAGAACAAATAGCACTGGCAGGGCAGAATACTGAACTGGCTAAGATGAAATATCAGGTCAGTCAGGGCGAATTATCAACCCTGTCAGAAGCGCAGAAAAAAACGCTTTTGCAGAATGCAGCACTCATCGACCAGAAAAAGATTCGTGAGCAGCTTGCTGCGTATGAGAGCAGTCTGGCGGACAGTAATGCCAGTGCCCGGGCATCTGACGAAGCGCAGTTGCTGGGATATGGTGAAGGCTCACGGATGCGTGAACGACTCCAGGAAATGTGGAGTATCCGGCAGGCGTTTGAGCAGAAAAATAACGAGCTGCTGAGACAGTATCAGGCCGGAGAAATTGAAGAAGCTCTGTGGAAACAGGAGAAAGAACTGAATAAAAAATATCTGGAAGAGCGTCTCAGCGATCAGCAGGATTATTATGCAAAGGCCGATGCTTTACGTAATAACTGGAATGCCGGACTCCAGGAGGGACTGACCAACTGGGCAGACAGTGCCACCGATTATGCTTCACAGGCGGCAGATGCTGTCGTTTCCACGATGGACGGGCTGGTATCAAATATTTCCGATGCACTGGCCGGGAATGTTGTGGACTGGAGGAACTGGGGGAGTTCAGTTCTCCGGGAAGTTTCAAAAATTCTGATGAATGCAGCCATTGTTAACGGACTGAAATCACTCTCCGGTGCCGGAGGGTGGCTTGGTACGGTCGGCGGATGGATTTCGGGGGCAGTGGCAAACGCAAAAGGTGGTGTTTACACATCGGCAAATCTGAGTGCTTACAGTAACACTATTGTGGATACACCGACGTATTTTGCTTTTGCGAAAGGTGCCGGGTTGATGGGCGAGGCCGGGCCTGAAGCAATCATGCCACTGACACGGGCAGCGGACGGCTCTCTTGGGGTCAGGGCCATTGGAAATGTGAATGGTGGCGGTGGATTTGTTTATTCTCCCGTGTATCACATCAGCATTCAGAATCAAGGGAGCAATGGCGAGATAGATGCGCGCTCAGCCAGGGGACTGGTGGATCTGATCGACAGCAGGGTTGTGTCAATTATGCAGTCATCGCGTCGGGATGGAGGATTGTACAGTGCCTGAGCCTGAAGTTTTTAACTGGATCCCCCGTGAGGGGATGGAGACGACACGAAAGCCATCAGTTATTACGGTAAAGTTTGGTGACGGATATGAACAGCGACGGGCTGGTGGTCTGAATGCGGATCTGAAAACGTTTAAACCGGTATTTCGTGTCACAGATGAATATTCCCGTGCCGCGCTGGACAGTTTTTTATCCCGTCATGCCGGGATTCGTGCTTTTTTGTGGCGTCCGCCAAAACACAACAGGACTGTCCGGGTTGTCTGCAGGGAGTGGAGCATTTCGGATAATACCATGTATACCGATTTTAACTGTACCTTTGAAGAGGTCACTCACTGATGCAGGATATACAGCAGGAAACACTCAATGAGTGCACTAAAACGGAGCAATCCGCGCTGGTCGTGCTCTGGGAAATTGATCTGACAGAAGTCGGCGGAGATCGTTATTTCTTCTGTAATGAGCAGAACGAAAAAGGTGAACCAGTCACCTGGCAGGGGCGGCAGTATCAGGCTTATCCCATTCAGGGAAGCGGATTTGAGATGAACGGCAAAGGAGCCAGTGCAAGGCCAACGCTTAAAGTCTCTAATCTGTACGGCATGGTCACCGGGATGGCGGAAGATCTGCAGAGTCTGGTCGGCGGAACGGTGGTCCGGCGTAAGGTTTACGCCCGTTTTCTGGATGCGGTGAACTTCGTCAACGGAAACAGTGACGCCGATCCGGAGCAGGAGGTGATCAGCCGCTGGCGCATCGAACAGTGCAGCGAACTGAGCGCGGTCAGTGCCTCTTTTGTGCTGTCCACACCGACGGAAACGGATGGTGCTGTTTTTCCGGGGCGCATCATGCTGGCCAACACCTGCACCTGGATCTACCGCGGCGATGAGTGCGGTTATGATGGCCCGGCGGTCGCGGATGAATATGACCAGCCAACGTCCGATATCACGAAGGATAAATGCAGCAAATGCCTGAGTGGTTGCAAGTTCCGCAATAACGTCGGCAATTTTGGCGGCTACCTTTCCATTAACAAACTTTCGCAGTAAACCCATGACAGAGACAGAATCAGCGATTCTGGCGCACGCCCGGCCATGTGCGCCAGCGGAGTCGTGCGGCTTCGTGGTGAGAACGCCGGAGGGGGACAGATATTTTCCCTGCGTGAATATCTCCGGTGAGCCGGAGGCGTATTTCCGGATGTCGCCGGAGGACTGGCTGCAGGCAGAGATGCAGGGGGAGGTTGTGGCACTGGTCCACAGCCACCCCGGTGGTCTGCCCTGGCTGAGTGAGGTCGACAGGCGGCTGCAGGTGCAGAGTGATTTGCCGTGGTGGCTGGTCTGCCGGGGGGCGATTCACAAGTTCCGCTGTGTGCCACATCTTACCGGGCGGCGCTTTGAGCACGGGGTGACGGACTGTTACACGCTGTTCCGGGATGCATACCATCTGGCGGAAATTGAGATGCCGGATTTTTATCGCGGGGATGACTGGTGGCGTAACGGCCAGAATCTCTATCTTGACAATATGGAGGCGACTAGTTTTTACCGTGTCGCACTGACAGAGGCGCAGCCGGGCGATGTGCTGCTGTGCTGTTTTGGTTCATCGGTGCCGAATCATGCCGCCATTTACTGCGGCGACGGCGAGCTGCTGCACCATATTCCTGAACAACTGAGCAAACGAGAGAGGTATACCGACAAATGGCAGCGACGCACACACTCCCTCTGGCGTCACCGGGCATGGCACGCATCTGCCTTTACGGGAATTTACAACGATTTGGCCGCCGCATCGACCTTCGTGTGAAAACGGGGGCCGAAGCCATCCGGGCGCTGGCCATGCAGATCCCGGCGTTTCGTCAGAAACTGAGTGACGGCTGGTATCAGGTACGGATTGCCGGGCGTGATGCAGGTGAAACCGAATTGTCTGCCCGTCTTAATGAGCCGCTGGCAAATGGTGCCGTGATCCACATCGTTCCGCGTCTGGAGGGGGCCAAAAGTGGCGGTGTGTTTCAGGCGGTGCTGGGTGCGGCGCTGATTGCGGTGGCATGGTGGAACCCTGTGGGCTGGCTAGGGGCCGCGGCTGTATCGGGTATGTATGCAGCAGGGGCCAGTATGATCCTGGGTGGTGTGGCGCAGATGCTGGCACCGAAAGCCAGGACGCCCACGGCAGCCAGTACAGATAACGGCAAACAGAACACGTATTTCTCGTCACTGGATAACATGGTTGCCCAGGGCAATGTTCTGCCCGTTCTGTACGGTGAAATGCGTGTGGGGTCGCGGGTGGTATCTCAGGAGATCAGCACGGCAGATGAAGGTGATGGTGGTCAGGTTGTGGTGATTGGTCGCTGATGAAAAATGTTTTATGTGAAACCGCCTCCGGGCGGTTTTGTCGTTTATGGAGCGTGAGGAATGGGTAAAGGCAGCAGTAAGGGGCATACCCCGCGCGAAGCGAAGGACAACCTGAAGTCCACGCAGTTGCTGAGTGTGATTGATGCCATCAGCGAAGGTCCGGTTGAAGGTCCGGTGGATGGATTAAAAAGCGTGCTGCTGAACAGTACGCCGGTGCTGGACAGCGAGGGGAATACCAATATCTCCGGCGTCACGGTGGTGTTCCGGGCAGGCGAGCAGGAGCAGACACCGCCGGAGGGATTTGAATCCTCCGGCTCCGAGACGGTGCTGGGTACGGAAGTGAAATATGACACGCCGATCACCCGCACCATCACGTCGGCAAACATCGACCGTCTGCGCTTTACCTTCGGTGTGCAGGCACTGGTGGAAACCACCTCAAAGGGGGACAGGAATCCATCGGAAGTCCGCCTGCTGGTTCAGATACAACGTAACGGTGGCTGGGTGACGGAAAAAGACATCACCATTAAGGGCAAAACCACCTCGCAGTATCTGGCCTCGGTGGTGGTGGATAACCTGCCGCCGCGCCCGTTTAATATCCGGATGCGCAGGATGACGCCGGACAGCACCACAGACCAGCTGCAGAACAAAACGCTCTGGTCGTCATACACCGAAATCATCGATGTGAAACAGTGCTACCCGAATACGGCACTGGTCGGCGTGCAGGTGGATTCGGAGCAGTTCGGCAGCCAGCAGGTGAGCCGTAATTATCATCTGCGCGGGCGTATTCTGCAGGTGCCGTCGAACTATAACCCGCAGACGCGGCAATACAGCGGTATCTGGGACGGAACGTTTAAACCGGCATACAGCAATAACATGGCCTGGTGTCTGTGGGATATGCTGACCCACCCGCGCTACGGCATGGGTAAACGTCTTGGTGCGGCGGATGTGGACAAATGGGCGCTGT